GACCTGCTCCAGGTCCAGCAGCGGTTCACCGAGGGCAAGGAAACGGTTAAGGCCGGGTTTACAGGGCTTCATTTCGAGGGAAAAGACATCTTCCCTGACGATTTCTGCCCCACATACCACATGTTCGAGCTAAACAGCAATCATCTGGGCTTTGCCGTACATAAAGATGGCCTGTTCCTTCGCTCAAAGTGGAAGGTGATCCCGGATTCTCCCGAGGACAAGAGCATGAAGATCTATTGGGACGGGAACATGGTCTGCAACAACAGAAAGGGACATATAGGCTATAGCGCCCTGGCCGCGTAAAACAATTAACACGGGCCGGACAATCCCCAGGAAGCGGGGTGGCCCGTTGATTCGCTTCTGAAGGAGAAATCTACAATGTCTAACAAACCCATGAAAAGAACCGGTTTCCAGCAGGGAGTTTTCGAGCAGTCTTCTACCCTGAAGGAGCAAGTGGGGACTCTGCGTATCCTGAGAGACGGGCGCAAGTTCAGATATAGCAGGGCTGGGACTTCAGCCCTTGCCGCTGGCAAATTGGCTGTTGCCGCGGCCGTAGGCGCAGATGTTATGAACGAGGCCTGTACCGCTGTCCATGCCATAGGCGATGTCATATTTTCAGAGACCATCACCTCCGCCACCTATGCCGAGAACTATTTTGCTGGGGGCTGGCTTCACATCAATGACGGAACCGGAGAAGGCCATCAGTATAAAATCATTTCATCCAGCGCCGTTACTGCCGGGACTTCAATTATCCTGACCCTGGAAGATCCGATTCGGGTCGCCACTGCGGCTACCTCTGCCTCTGAGTTTTCCATTATTCACAACCCCAATATGGCGACGGTTGAGTCTACGACCCTTGGCACTCCTGTGGGTATTAGCCCGATTGCCGTTACGGCCAGTTATTATTATTGGGCGCAGACGGGGGGTGTCGCCAGTGCACTGTGCGAGCAAGCAACTGCCGTGGGTATGCCCGTGCATCAGTCAACGCTGACAGCAGGAGCACTCAATGACGCAGATTATGCGTCATATTATCCTCAGGTGGGCATTGTCTACGGGACAGTGGGAGTTGAAGGCGAATACAAGCCAGTATTCCTGACCTTAGACTAATCAATCAATCATTTGCCCCTGGATAGTCGCATGATGACCGCCCAGGGGCGCATTAAGGATAAAGGAGTTATTTACCATGGCATTTTCAAGCACGGTGACTAACAAGACAGTGTTCGGGAATAAACGGGTGCATTACGGCACATGGGACGGATCGGGAGTAACCACAGGGAATATTAATACCGGGCTCAGGCTCGTGGAACATATTTCTCTGACGGCCAAGAAATCTGCGGTTACGGCAAATACGCCTGTAGTCAATGAGGTCTTTCCCTGCGCCGGAAGTGCGGTTACGGTTGTCTTTGACAGCGGGCTTGACGGCTACTGGATGGCGACAGGGTGTTAGCCCATGGCCAATACAGTAGACGCCACGCTGTCAAGCCTGGAATCGTATGCGGAGATTACCAGGCTTAAGGCCGACTCAGACGACCTTGTGGTTAAGGTTTTAAACAAGGTCCAGGACGCATCCTATTCCTATGATGATGTCCTGGATACGTTTAATCAATGCTGCCTGGAACTGTCCGGGCAGTTCCTTTTTGACGACCTTGAGGTCATGCGGGATATTGTCACGGCTCCAAACCGTGGCAGTATCCCTGCTCCTTCTGACTTTCAGAAGAACCTCAGGTACGCACACAGCACTACCCATAATCGCCAGATTAAGGTCTACGGGAGCCTGATCAAACTGTATCGGGAGTTCTCCCAACTGGACCAGTCCGGGGTTGTGGTCGGGATCGCTGTCAAGGGCCGAAGGTTTTATTATCAACGAATACCAAGCACAGAGGAAACAATCCGGGTCAACTACTGGGGATATCCCGAGCGGATGGAGACAAGGTACAGCAAGCCCACGTTTTTGCCCGTTCATTTAGTTGAGGCCCTCCTCGTCAATTATGCGTGCGCCGAGATCTACTCCGAGATAGAGGACGGCATCGAGGGCCAAAAGGTCAACACCCAGTTCTATCAGTCCAAGTACGATAAGGCCCTTGCCGATTTGAGCATGTTCCTGGGACCGGAGGAGAAGATCCCTGAAGGGATACACCAGGAAATAGACTGGAACGGAATGTTTTATTAATGACTGAAACCGTCAACATATTCTCCGGATCAAACGGCCTTAACACAAGGACCGATCCTGCGCGGCTGTCGTTTGATCCGGATACAGGCGTCCAGGACTTGGCAGTCGCCTACAATGTGGATCATGACAGGACAGGGAGAATCAGCAGACGCAAGGGATATTCGGCAACGGCCAGGACTGAGGATATTCACAGTCTGTTTTGTGATGGGGGCGCGTGCGTATTTGTTACAGGCACTTCCCTTTGTCAACTTCATGCAGATTATTCCTATTCCGTGGTGGCTACGGTTACAAGCGGAGCCAGGGTTGGATACCTTCAACTTCATAACCGGGTTTACTGGGCCAACGGCTTTGAGAAGGGATACATCGAAAACAGCGTTAATCATTCCTGGGTTGCTGGCACGTATTACGGACCGGTTACCACCAGGCAATATTCAGACCCTCCAATAGGGACACGCTTGGCATGGTTTGGGGGTTCAATATTCGTGATACAGGGGAATGCTGCATGGTACTCGAACCTGTTTGATCTAAACGCCTTCGATCTTTCCCGGAACTTTTACCAGTTCCAAACCAGTATCAGGATGTGGAGACCTATAGCGGACGGTATCTACGTGAGCACCGAGCGCAATACCTACTTTCTTCCGGGCGCCGTCTCAAACGATTTGGGCAGGATGCAAGTCGCTGATTACCCTGCTGTCGAATGGACAGACGCCAATGTGCCATTGGAAAAGATAGGATCAGGAGAGGTTAAAGGTATTGGCGCGATATGGACATCTACAGAGGGGATTTGCGTGGGGCTTCCCCAAGGCCAAATGCTAAACCTGAGCCTGAAAAAGATCAAGTACCCCAACTCCAGAAGGGGCGCGGGGATTGTTATAGATGACCGATATATCGGACTCTTGGAACCCTAACAAAAAGGAGATTTTATGTCGAACAGCAGTATCTTGTATCTGGAAGCGGAGAAGAGGGATTTTGTTTCCAAATTTCTATTGCGAAATTCTGGCTGGTATATGAGAGAGTCAGACGGCAAGATCACGACCACACAGAGGATGCACCATGATCCTCCGTGGATCTACGTCAAGCACGCCATGGATATGAACTGCAATTTCTGGCACATCGTTCTGTTCGATATAATCTTGGGGCAAAGCAAGGTCCCGATTCCATGCCAAAGCTGCTGGAAGATTGTATTTGCGCCTAAGACCCTTTCCGAGCTTTTCGCTACATACCTCATGGAACGAAAACTCAATTTCCCCTCCAAGTGCGGGATCGAGATTGACAGGGAGAACACAGAGAAAACATACGGGGCCTACTGGTACACCAAGTCAAAAGCAGAAGGGTTGATGAGATATGAGCAGGTTAAGACGGAACTTTTAAAAGGCCTGACCTATGAGGGTAATATCCTGGGCGTGCCGGTCAAGGAAAGGATTGAGGACGATGCAGCGGACAGGCTGATCCTTAAACGGGCCTGCACCGAATATGAACAGCATTGCGGACCCTCAGACGAGTGGACATTCGATGAGGCCCAAGAGGAAATGGAACTCCTGGCGAAAGATGTTTTCGTCCAGGACATATATCAGTTTACACAGCCGGAACACCTTATCGCGCATGTGATCATGAAATGGATTCATGCCGCGTGCAGGATCGGCGACAAGACCTATATGAAATACACCAACAACAACAAGCTTTTTGCAGAGCTAAAAACCTATCACCAGGAAGGAGATCCTCACGATGGGAAAGAATGTACATGATGATGTATTGGATGCGGCACTGAGTTATATCTCAGCCAATGCCACAAGGCTGGTCGTTTTGAACGCCGAGCCTACTGGGGCATCTGCTTATACCAAGGCCCAGACCAATGTTGATTCGAGCGGTTACAGGCTGGCAGAGGTCACGATTAACGCCTCCGATTTCACGGGGCCTGCAAACGGGGATACCAGCGGCCGAAAGATCGCGGTTAATGCTCAGGCGTCATTGTTAATTAACGGGGTCGCTTCTACTGGAACGGCTACGCATGTGGGACTGGTTAAATATCATGCCTCGTCGGCGTTTCTTCAGGCTGTGCTTTATGTCACAACCTGCACCAGCCAGGTGCTGACTGGAGGGGGCACGGTCAATACTCCAGCGTGGGATATAGAGATACGCGATCCGAGTTAGGCAGTTGAGCATGTTTTTTTGTTACATGGCGGGGGCTTATGGCAGAGTTCTTCCTTGATGTGGCAGGGGCAGAGCAGAACACGGACTACAATTATCATGTTGTCGCCTCTGATCAAATCGTGTGGCCGTATTTGTCTTCGGACCTTGGGATACTGTCAGTCAAGAAGCTTACGCCTGATCGTGAGCTAAGAGATATTACAGTGTTCCTGTCGGTAAAAACCCTGACGCAAAATCAGAGCGTTTTCATGTAGGAGAGCTCTCAATGATAACCATTGATATCTATAAGGACCGCGACAACATCGTTTCCCTGGAGTTTGATGCGGATGGAGTGGCGCAGGATATCTCGGCTTTGACCAGGGCAACCCTTTCCGTAGGCGACCTTCTCCTTGATTCCAGCATTCATTCCAATGTCTTTGATTGGACGACTGCGGGGGCAAGCGGTCAGCTTGATATAACGGCGGGACACGTCAACCGCTTGAGCAAAGGAAAGTTTAAAGGGATCTTAACCATATATGATGTCACGTACACTAAAGGCCTGGTCTGGGACGAGTGTGTCGTCAACGTGAAATAGTGAGACTTGATTATGCCTGATTATCTTGGATTATGCCTTCAACTTGAAAGATCGGCCCTGAGCCAGTACGCGAATTACAACTTCAATTCCATGTGTAAGTTTAACGGCGAATATCTGGGAGCCAATGAAAACGGGATCTTCAGCCTCGATGACGGAGACCTGGACGGCACCACTCAGATAGATGCCTTTTTCGAGCTTTTGACTTCGGACTGGGGAATAGAGCATCAGAAAAGGATCAGGTCCTTATACGTCGGCTACGAAACCAATGGACAGTTGATGGTTACGGTTAAGGACGATGACGACAACCAGCGGGAATATGTCCTGGAGCCGAACCACCTCGACAATAAACAGCACAGCGCGAAGCTGTTTGGAGACAGAAACGGCAAGGGCCGTTATTGGATGATCCGCTTTGATAACGTCAACGGGTCTGATTTCAGCGTGGATAATGTCAAGGTTTTGCCGGTGATTTTGAACCGTAAGCCTTCGCAGGCGTAAACTTTTAGAGAGTATCGGATTCTTAAATAACCCCTGAATAGGGACTTTGTTTAAGCCCGGTTTGGAAGACTGCTTTTGAGTCTTTCAGATGTCGGGCTTTTTTTTGGCCTTCAACCCTTTTGATTACAGGAGAATTGACCATGTCTTTAAAACTTTCAACCGGATTAAGGAATAAGCTGCTGGGGTTGCAGGCTTCCCCTGTCTGCGTGCTAACCGAGGGGATACTGACCAGCAACATGGCGTATGTGGACGGCAGTGAAAGCGCGGACACTATCACGACTGACGCAGGTAGTTTTGTGACTCAAGGCCTTGCCCCAGGCATGAAGATCTACACCTATGGATCAACCACTCCAGCCAACGACCTGAGCGGAGTGGTGTTGACCGGAGTTACAGCTACAACCTTGACGTTCGCGACAGGTACGGTGGCTGCCGGCGGTGAGGCATTTGCCGCTGGGACAGTCCTTGTTGCATGCAAGGGCGGGTCACTGAAAGACGTGTTTCAGGATGGAGTGCTGAGGATCTATTCCGGTTCCCAACCTGCCGACGCCGACACCGCCGTCTCCGGAACTTTGCTTCTGGAAATATCAGAGAGCGCTGGGACCTTTGCCCATGCTGCTTTTGCCAACGGTCTTGAATTTGGGGATGCGGCAAGCGGAGCCATTTCAAAGGCCGCGGCCGAGACCTGGCAGGACACGGGTATCGCTTCCGGGACTGCTGGTTGGTTCAGGCTTTGCGCGAACCCGACGGATGCTGGGGCGGCGTCAACGTCTTTGCCGAGGATAGACGGGTCAGTGGGGACTTCCGGCGCGGATCTGAACATGAGTTCTACGTCCATCGTTTCAGGGTCCACGTACACGATAGATACCTTTACATTGACTCTGCCTAAGTATTACGGGGCTTAAAAAAGGAGGGTGGCATGGCTGATTGGCAATTACTGAATAATGCCAAGGTGATCTCTTACAATGCCACCGCGCAGGCAGGGGTAGCGCATACGGCGGGGAGTTATGTAGAGCTTTGCGCTTCCGCCCCGTTTACGGGTATTGCACAGGTTAAGTTTAATGCCTACCAGCCAGGAGCCGCTTATTTGGTCACGGTTGCAGTCGGGGCGGCAGGGTCGGAAGTCGCGGTGTTGAGTAACCTCATCACGCAAAGCGGGTACTCCAGTTCTGTGGCTGGAGTAGATGCAATTTTCCCGATTCCTATTGTTATCCAGAAGGGAATGAGAGTTTCTTTCAAGATCCAATCTACAAGTGCTTCGGCATTGATGGATGGAGCCCTGCATCTGATTTCCTCCGATTTTTCGGGACAGCATGGCTATTCTGTTTGCGATACTCTTGGCGCTACGACCGCTTCAACCCGAGGAACAAGCATAGACCCGGGCGTCACAATCTCTACGAAAGGGGCATGGACTCAATTCTCGGCTTCTGCGGCAAGGAATTATAAGGCCATTGCGATAGGAGTAGGAGGGCAAGCCAATTATGCCCGCACTATATGCTATTGGCAAATAGACGTAGGGCTTGGTGCGTCTCCTGCTAATGCCATTATTGTCCCGGATTATATACCAAGGTCCCACGACACCGGGGACATGATGCTGCCTCCCATGAGCCCGATCTTTCCTGTTCATAGCCCAGTCGGTTCTCAAATTCACGTTAGGGCGTCATGCACCATTAATGACGCATCGGACAGGCTGCTAGATGTGATTCTTTATCTTTTGGCATAAGGAGGGAGAAATGATCACAAGCGTTGGAACCGGCACTCAAACTGCCGTAATAGATACCGAGCATACTTTAGATACCGAAACGACAGCGGGGGTGTACGTATTGGTTGTGGATACCTGCAACCTGACCTATGGCGATGTGGTGGTGCTGAAGGCTAAGACGAAGTATGCGGCGGGGGGGACGTCAAGAACCGCCTTCGAGGTTGTTTACGCTCATGCGCAAGGCGAGCCGAACAAGTATTCACCGCCTATACC